AGAGGGCTCAACGAGTTCCGCATCTACGACAGCAGGTCGCTCACGCTGGGTTCCTCGCCAAGCAGCGCCGCGATCTCCGGGTCTACCGGCAACGATTTCCGCGAGAGTCGCATCGAATTCTTCGATGAAGGCTTGGGCGAGCGGCGCGACAATGGCGTTTCCGTAGGCGCGCAGTCGTCCCACTCGCCCGGCAACCCCATCAGCCAGCGGGAATGTGCCGGGTTCAACTGGCCGCCACTTTTCATCTCGGCATAGGAGCCAGTCCGCATCTCCCCAGAAGCCAGTAGTCGCACCGGGTCCGAATCTTCCACTGACACCAGCGCGGTCAACTGGGCCTGTCGCGGTAGCTGATCGAGACGGGTTCTCCCTCCGGGGCCCACTTCCGACATCCCCGGCGTATCCTTGTAGTCCCGTGTCGTCGCCGTAACCCAACCCGTCTGGAGCAGCCCACAGATCATAGGAGCCGAAGTAGAGCCTTTGCCTGATGTGCGGCGCGCCGACGCCCGCAGCGCAGAGATCGACCGGCCCGAGGGCGTAGTCCGCTCCTTCCAGGTCAGAGAATACAAGGTCGAGCCAGCCGAGGCCGTCCTTGCTCGCAACCTGCTCTCCAAAGACGATCGGAGGGCGGCACTCTGCGGTGAGATGGAACCAGTGCGGCCAAAGGTGCCGCTCGTCAGCAATCCCCTTTCCTCGGCCAATCGCGCTGAAAGGTTGGCACGGGCAGCTTCCGGTCCAGACGGGTCTTGCGTCAGGCCATCCAGCCGCACGGAGGCTGTGGCTCCAGACCCCGATTCCGGCGAAGAAATGGCACTGGGTATAGCCCTCGAGTTCGCTGGGTCTGACATCCCGGATGTCCCTCGTGTCTACATCGCCGCGCGCGATGTGGCCCGCTGCGATCAGGTTCTCCAGGTGGGCCGCCGCGTTCTTGCCGATCCCGTTGTAGTAGGCTCGCATCGGCTGCTCCGTCTGGCTAATGGTGGCCCCCGGCTGGCCTGTCAGCCGGGGGCCTATTGTGAGCCGCACTGTCCCAAACGGCTCACAATTCACTTTTTAGGTGAACTTTAGGTAAGCCGAGGAGATCATCGTCCTCGTCTTCGTCCTCGTCGTCCTCGTCGTCATCCCATTCGTCATCGCCGACCTGAGTCTTGCCGAAGGGCTCGCCGTCATCCCAGAAACGAACGCCGTCCAGGGATGCGAAAATCCCCGGGGAGCCGCCTTTCTTGGTGCCGTAGAGGCCGAGGATGCACTCGACATAGCACCCGCCATAGAACGGGCTCTTGTCGCGTTCGACCTCTTTCTTCTTCCGGGTCAGCAGGCGAACGGGGTCCTTGTTGGACGCCTTGATCACCATCATGTCCTCGTAGCCCGCCTTGACGTTGCCCTCGTCATCCGTGTTTTCGTTGCCGTCGAAATAGCAGACACGGTTGTCTTTGAACTTGGTCTTATCGGTGAACCCTGCCTGCTCTTTGGCCGCCTCGATCGCGGCCTCGATCAGCTTGATGTTCTTCTTGCCGTCCTTCGTGGTCGGGTCGATCAGGAAGGCCGCCGAGAACTTGGGTTCAGCGTCTTCGCTCGCCTTCTGGCGGTCGAACAGGTGGGGGTAGGAAAGCCGCACGTTTTTCAGATACACGCGGCGGGGGTCTTTATCAGCCATTTGGCATTCCTTTCGGTTTCACGTTGTCACGTCTTCGCGTTGAATTCACCTTTTGGGTGAAGTTTAGGCCAGCAGAGATTCCACAGAGTCGTCTTCGTCCTCATCATCGAACTCATCGTCCAAATCCGCGTTCGCCTCGTCGTCATCGAACTCGTCCGCGATCTTGATTGCGGGCCTGTCGTCGCCTTCCCAAACGAGGGTCGGCTTTCCGGGGGACCTTACGACCAGATCAGCGATCTCGGCCCTTGAGTCCTTCGGAATCTTCTTCTCGGTCTGAGCGGGTGAAAGCAGCTTCCGCTCGCCGTAGATGTCGTCTTGCAAGTGGCGGCGGAGCATCTTCTCGGCCTCCTTTTCGTCGCGCCACTTACGCGGCCCCTGCTGGCCTATCACAGCCTTGACCCCCGGCGCGTCCCGCTCGGCCTGCGCGTCCCGGATGACCTGCGCGTAGACCGACCGGAGCCACGTCTTGATCACGTCCTGGTTCATCGCGATCTTGACGCGATGGGCCGGGGTGAATTCGCCGTGCTTGGGCAGGACGATCACGCCGGGGTCGAGGTCTGCGAACTCCAGTTTGAGGAGGTCGAGAGACCACCTCGCAAACTCGTCGCAGCGTCCCTTGGCCGGGCACATCCTGCACTGGACATGCCCGGCCCGCAGCCAGGCACGAGGATCGGAAGCGAGGTCGATGCCGGATTTTATCCGCTCACCGAATGCCAGCAGTTCGTCCAAGGTAACGTGCCATTCGCCACCCCAGCCGCCCACGTTCTGGTCATCCTCGTCCGCCTCGGCCTCGCTGTCCTCGTCTCCGCCGTCCCAGTCATCAGGGGGGTGAACTCGGGACGAACCCCGTGCGCGGGGCTGGTCAACGACGAGGAGGAAATCAGTGGCCTTACTTTCGTGCCGCGCGATCGTGTCCCAGAAGAACAGCGCGTAGATCATGATCTGCTCGTTATCGACAACGGAAACCGGAGTTCCGGCACCGTATTTCAGATCGTTGACAACGTGCCTTTTCTTGCCGACCACACCCGCATCGAGGGTCCCGAACTGGCCCGGAAGCCACCGGTCCCCACTTACCCTCTGCTCGACAAACAGCTTGCCGGGTTGCTCGCGCAGCCACTCGATCCCTGGCGTAAGAGCCTCCGCCATGTCGTCCGTGACGGCAATCTTGAAACCGGCTTCTACGATCTCTTGGCCGACAAAATCAGCGGGGTCTAAACCCTGCGACAGGCACAGTTCGCGGACCAGGTGCGCCACAGTTCCTTCCGCCGAGAAAATGCTGTCCTCGTCTTCAACGTCAAGCTGCTCGCAAAGCTGCACGGAGCCTGGGCACCGAAGCCATCGGTGGGCGCTTGACGGGGAAAAGCGGGCGTGGGCGGAGCACATGTTTCAGAGCGAGTCCCAGTCAACGCCGAGAGAGATCAGGTAGCTATCCAGTTCGCTCGGCAGCAGGTTGATACCGGCCTCGGCGCAGCTAATGTAGAAATCAAGACGGGTGCGTTGGACGGGATCGCAGTCAACCACCCGGTCGGCTTTCAGATGGCGCAGCATGTTGCCGAACATGGCGAGCCTTTTCGAAGCAGCATCCACCGCGAGGAACGACTGCGCCCGCGCCTTCATCTGCTCGGCGGATACGTTGCTTCGGACCTCGATGTGGGTCGTCCCGAAAGCGGGCAGGCCCAGGTCGAAACCGACCATCAGGCCGCAACCAACGGCCTCATACTCGGCCTCGTCTTCGCCGTTGTCTTCCTCATCGAGGTGGCGGGGTTCGCCGAGGGCGATACCGAAATCCTCGTCGGTGCCGTCATCATCATAATCCGCCCGGAGTTCTGTGTTTTCGCCCTCCGCGCCCCAGTCTCCGCGCAGATAGGAGGCGAGGATTTCTTTGATCTCATCGAACTCAGACGTGGAAACAACGCGCAGCGCCAGTTCCTCGATGTCAGCCGAAATCTCGACATCGAAGGACTCAGAGATTTCCGCCACTGGCCCTGCGGTAGCCGTTTCAACAGCGGGTATGGCCCGGGTCATCTCAGCCACCGCACGGGAGAAAGGCCCGGGAACCGAGGGCCGATCATCGTTCAGCTTCGCCATGTGTTCGGCGTCGATAAGAATCGCGCAGCAGGCCATAACGTGTCCAAGGTGGTGAACTTGAGAGTCCGGGGCGAACTGCTCGCCATCCCACCAGGCCGCCAGATGCCGAAATGCGGCGTTGTAATATACCGAGGCCGAGACCTCGTTTTCCCGCCAGTTGGTCAAGCCGTATTTGGCCTCGCCGTCATCCATCGCTCGGCCCAAGTGCAGAAGCGCAACGGGCGGGATCGCACTGATGCCTGGCTTGGATTTTCCAAAGACTGTCTTGGGGTTGCTGTCAGGCAGGTTCATGGCTCAACCTTCGATGGTGGGGGATTGGGGGACGCCCGAGATGAGGGCTGTCATTTGGGCGTCCCGTGAGTACCGGCTGGATCAGCCCAGCAAGTCCTCGCCTTCGTCCTCGCCGTCAGAGCCGCCGCCAGCGATGATCTCGTCAATCGCTTCGAAATCGACCTTGAGACCGGCTTCCCAGTAGGCGATGTAGCCCGCAAGGCGCGCGCGATCTTCGTCGGTGTCAACGTCAGTCAGCTTGCTCGCGCCGAGGTGATCCAGCGCCGCCATGAAATTCTTCTTGTTGGCGTTGCGGACCTTTTCGTCATCGGAACCAAGGAACGCAGCGGCGGCCTTTTTCAGGTCAGCAGCGTCAACCTCGGTTTCCAGTTCCGGCGCGCTCTTGGCCGCCGGTTTCTTGGCAGCCTCGGCTTTCGCAGCAGCGGCCTTTTCGGCAGCCAGGCGCTTCTTCTTCTCAGCCGCCGTTTCCTTGGGTGCCTCGTCCTCGTCCTTCTCGGGCACCGGCTTTTCAGCCGGAGCAGCCTTGCCGCCGCCCTGACCGGCTGCCGCCATAGCGACCTCCGCCAGTTTCAGGTGGGCAGCGGTGTTTTCTTTCAGCGCCTCGGTATTGGCGCGGAGTTCTTCTTCAAGCGACATGGTTGCTCCTCATGGCGTTATATGGGTGTCAATGAGACGTGCGCGGCGAATCTGCCGATGCACCCAACATAAGGGACAGCGGGCGCACAATTCAACCGAAAAGTTAACTTTCCTTTTTCCGTTGGAATCTGCTATCCATTTGGGACCCACCCACAGAAACAGGTTCAACATGTCGAGCGAAACACCCACCCCGACCAAGCGCCGCCCCTATTCTTTCGGGCCTTTCTACGACTTTCTCATGCACCATTTCCCGGAGCACCGGAGCCAGCAGAACGTGTTCGACGTTCCGGGATTCGCCGCAGAAATGGGCTACGCGCACGAGACCATCTACAAGGCCATCCGGCAGCGCGAACCCCTGAAAATCGGCGTTGCCCTGAGCATCTTGAAGCTTTCCAGGACCGCGAAAGGCGCAACGCCGATCTACTGGGACGACCTCATCAGCTTCATCCTGCCCGAGTATGAAGAATTCCGCCGGGGAGGCGGGGAAAGCGACATCTCGAATCTGCTGGCCTGACCTGGACGCGACAAATCCTTAACGCGCCGTCCGGGGAGTGACCAAAATGGCCGATCTTGAGAACGTCATCATCCGAATCAGCGTTGGCAAAGGCACCAGCCTCGGCCAAGTGGTGACAAAACAAAAGTCGTGGAAAACCTTCACGGCGATGTTTGACGACAAGAAAGTGCTGGTCGATACCGCCTGCACTTTCGCCCAGTATAAGGCCCTCGATGTAGATCAGCAGGGCAAGAAAAAGCTGGCCGCCGGTAACTGGATGCCCGCGCTGTTCGCCGATGGCAAGCGCAAGGGCCCGAACCAGCTATGCCGCACGATGATTGCGTTCGACCTCGACTATGTGACGATCGAACAGCTTGATCACATCCGGATGGGCCTCGCACCGATCAATGAATTCGCCTGGTTCATGCACACCACGCGCTCCCACTGCCCGGAGAAGCCGCGCGTCCGCATGATCCTGCCGATCAGCCGCGAAGTATCGCTCGAAGAAGCGAACGCGCTGACCCGTATCTCCGCAACCCTGCTGGCCGACGACCCCGAGGAAGGGATCGAGATTCCCGACATCGTGTCGATGAAGGCCAACCAGGTCATGTATCTGCCGTCGCGCTCGCGTGATCAGGAGTATTGGACCGACAGCAACGAGGGCCAGCTTCTCGACGTGGACGAGTTCCTGTCGCGCTATCCCTACTGGGAGGACCACGCCCTCCTGCCGCACAAGGAGAGCGAGAAGAACCGGGGCAAGATCGACCCGAACAAGCGGATGGAAGACCCCCGCGAGAAGCAGGGCTACATCGGGGCCTTCTGCCGGGTCTACGATGTCGAGGAGGCCATCGCCGAGTTCCTGCCGGATGTCTACGCGCCCGGCGACAGCAGCGGCTCCGACACGCGCTATACCTACCTGCTCGGGACCGGCTCCAACGGTGCGGTGGTCTACGACGAAGGCCGCTTCATCTACTCGAACCACGGCTCCGACCCGATCGAGGGCGCGGCCAACGCCTGGGACCTCGTGCGGATTCACAAGTTCGGGCATCTGGACAAGGACGCCCCGGCGAACACGCTGATCGGCAACCTACCCTCCTCCAAGGCCATGATGGATTTCGCCAAGGCGGACCGGGACGTGGCCGCCGAACTGCTCGCCCACATGCGCGACGAGTTCGATGAGGAGTTTGACGACGACGACGAGGACGATGGGGACGAGGA